AACAAGCAGAAGGTTATATAGCACACAAATGGGGGTTGACGGCTAGTTTACCTGTAAGTCACCCATATAAGAACACAGCACCAACAGGATAAATATTGTAAATAGGAAAACAAAATGGCAAACAGAATACCACTTATAGTAGATACATTAAATGATAATAAAATCAAAGAATTGCCTATTGGTGATAACTTAGACCTAGGTGGTGCAGGAATAACTAACGCAGGAACAATAAATGCAACTGACGTAAGAATTAACAATGTATCATTTAACAATCCATTTAGTGGTGACTATAACGATCTAACAAACAAGCCAGTTATTCCAACAGTACCAACAGTTTTAAGTGCTTTTACAAATGACCTAGGTTATCTTGCAACAGGTACTATAACAGATTCAATCCCAGAAGGTGTAACTAATTTATATTTTACAAACGCAAGATTTGATACAAGAATTCAAAACACTACACTTTCAACTCTTTCAAACGTTGATACAGTAAGTTCAGCAGATGATGGTAAAGTTTTATACTACGATCATTCAACACAGAGATTTAAACTTACTGCGGTTGTTACAGAATCTGATACTATTGATTCAGTACTAGGAAGAGGTAATACAACTACAAGAGATTTTGTTACAACAGGTAAAGTTTACTTTGCAAACTGGTGGCAAAATCTTGTTGACTTACCTAGTGCGTCAACATACCACGGTATGGTTGCTCATGTTCATGCAACAGGTAAATTATATTTTGCACACGCAGGTCAATGGGAAGCATTAGTAAGTGAAGGAAATGCATTTACAGGATTTAGCACAGCGGCCGATGATGCAACTGCAAGAACTATTCATGCAGGAGATACAGTAACATTTACAGGTGGTACAGGTATAAGCACAACCAGTGATGTAAACGGAAACATTACATTCACACTAGGTGCTTTAGGAGATTTACAAAATGTAGATACAACTGGAGTAAACAATGGTGAAGCATTAATTTATAATAATGCACTTTCACGTTGGGAACCAGGAACAGTATCTAGTTCAGTAAGTGAAATAGGTGACTTAACAGATGTCAACGTTGTAACTGTTGCTCCACAAGACAACTACGTTTTAAGTTGGAGTGGTGGTAATAACGAATGGAGACCAAGAGCACTTGTAAATTTAGATGCGGCAACTGTAAGCACACAAACTAACGCAGATGCATTTAGTCAATACTTAACTTTTGTACAAAATGCAAATGGTGGCGGACAAACACTAAGAACAGATACAGGAATAATTTATAATCCTAGCACAAACACTTTAACTACAAACAGTATTAATGTAAACACATCTATTCAAATAGATGGTACAATGACTGTTACTGGAAGTATTTCAAATGCAGGTGGTGATGTAGAAGTTGCTGACAACCTTGCTTTAAGAACAGCAGGCGAATTAAAACTGTATGATGGAGAAAATAATAACTTTAATGCATTAAGATCTCCAGCAACAATGACTAGTAATTACACTTACATTTTACCTGCCGCAGATGGAAATGCGAATGAAGTTTTAACAACAGATGGTTCAGGAACTTTAAGTTGGTCGGCAGGTGGAGCACAGAATTTATTTGCCAATATTGCTGTTTCAGGACAAAACACAGTTACAGCAGATTCACCTACAGATACACTTACACTTGTTGCTGGTTCTAACATTACTATTTCAACTGATAACAATACTGATACAATTACAATTAGTTCGTCAGGCGGTGGTGGTGGTGCAGGCAACCCAGGTGGTTCTGATACACAGGTACAGTACAATGACGGTGGATCATTTGGCGGTGAATCTACATTTACATACAACGAAACATCTAACACATTATCAGTTACAAACATAACTGCAACAACTATTAGTGCAGATGATATTACTGCAAGTGGTACAGGTATTCCTACATTAACAAGTGCAAGTAATTTAATATTAGATGCCGCGAATGCTGTTGTACTACAAAAATCAGTACTAAGACTGGGCATTTATGATACAGACGGTGTCAATAGTTTAACAGGACAAATTGGTGATGTAATTTTTAATTCATCAGTAGGTTCATTACAATTCTTTGATGGCAGTAACTTTGTAAGTCCAGGTGGTGGATATTCATTTAACATAGGTGGTGATGATTCCACTATGCGTAATATCTCAAGTGGTGAAAGTGTTAAGATTATAGGTGGTTCAAATGTTTCTACTTCAAGTGATGTAGAAGGCAATATCACAATTAGTGCATCTTTATCAGGAGCAGTAACAGTAACAGGTCCTAGTGAAGGTGATATGACTTACTATAACGGAACTGTTTGGGTAGCAACTGCTTCTCCAGTAATACGTTATGTATTAGGAGCAAACGGGGCATCAGACTTTACATTTACAGGTCCAGGATTCAGTGGTGCGGCGGCAGATCCAACATTCACTGTTTATAGAGGATTCAAATATATCTTCACAAATAATTCAGGAGGTTCTCATCCATTCCAGATTCAAAGTACATCAGGTCAAGGTGGTACTGCTTACAGTAATGGTGTTACAAACAATGGTGCAAACTCAGGCGATATTGTTTGGGAAGTAAGACACGATGCACCAGCAACACTTTATTATCAATGTACTGCTCACAGTAATATGGGTGGTACTATTAACGTGGCTTAATAGGAGAAACTAATGAAACATTATGTTGTTTCACTAAAAAAAGGCGTAGACAAAGATGAGTTCTTAGCAGAACTAAACAGAGATACTACGGCTGACAGCACCGTTGATAGTGCAATTATTCCAGATAGGCAAGTGCAAAATGTAAACACTAGACCTTCAAGTAAACGTATTGTAGAAGTAGAACTATCAGATGAAGAAGCACAATCATTACAAAATGATGCTAGAGTTTTAGGCGCAGAACTTCCTTTGGAATGGGACGATGAATGGGCAGACTATCAACAAGAATTAGTAAACATAAGAAATAGTGGTAGTACCACAAGAGATAATTGGGCATTTGCAAGACACGTTGTTGAAAATGATCCTTGGACTAGTGCTACTGCGGGATTAGATCTAGGTGGCACATATGATTACCATTTAGATGGTACAGGTGTTGACTATGTTCACCAAGAAACTAAATTTAGATTTGATCACCAAGAATGGAATGACAGAGATGGTAACAGTCGTTTACAACAATTTCAATGGAATACACTTCCTAATTGCAGTGGTGCAGGTACAATAGATTATAATAGTGTCACTGGTTCTAGTTACCATGCAACGCATTGTGCAGGCACAGCCGTAGGACAAAGATATGGTTGGGCAAAAAATGCCAACATTTTTTGTTTAGATATGAACAGTATAAGTTCTAGTTATTGGTTTGATGCTATTAAAGAATTCCATAAAGCAAAAACACCAGATCCTATAACAGGTGTTAAACGCCCTACTGTGGTAAGTGCAAGTTGGGGATACAAAGCATATTTTACTAATATCACCGAAATTAATTTTAGAGGTAGTAACACAGGAAGTACTACAAAATCATCTCAGTATGGAATGATAGGTGATGGTTCAAATAGATTCAACGCAAACTTATACAGTCTTAATGTAGAAGTAGAAGAAATGCAAGACGAAGGTGTAATTTATTGTAAGAGTGCAGGTAATCAATTTCAAAAACTTTGTTATTCAGATGACATAGATTATAATAATTATATCACAAGAAGTTTTAGTTCAGGAGGGATTACAGCGGGTAATCCCGTGTACTATAACAGAGGTGCAGGTAATATTGGTCCTGACACTATTGTTTGTGGTAATTTAGATAGTGCATATTACAATAATTCAGAAGCAACTAATACATCAAGTGACAAAGGTCCAAGGGTAGATATATGGGCCGCCGGAACAAATATTGTTAGTGCATACAATACATCAAGTAGTGCTATTGCAAGTCTAACTGGTACGAGTATGTCTACACCACAAATTGCTGGATTATGCTGTTTATTATTACAACTAAATCCAGGTTGGACACCTGCACAGGTTAGAGAGTGGTGGCATAAAAATAGTCTAAAAGATTTAATGTGGCAAGGTAGCACAGATGAAAATAATCCTAGCACATTCTTTTCAAACAATAGAAGTTTAATGAATGGAACTAACAGGATTGCGTATTTTCCTTACGCAGGACATCGAGCATTTAGAAGGTATAATCAATAATGGAAAAAGAATATATTGTAGTTACTGTGAAAGGGGTTGATGTTGCTGAAATCGATTCGCAATTACAAAGGGACACTTCTGGTGATGGTGCTGTTCCTAATACTATTCCTGGTAGAACTGTGGACGTTGTCAATGCTCGTGCATATAATAACAGGATGACGCACTATAATCTTACTGATGAAGAAGCACAAACACTTTCAACAGATGCAAGAATTTTATCTGTATGTGAGAAACCTTTAGAAGAAACACAAGAACTTTATGCTACGCAATCAGGTAACTTTCAAAGAACAACATCAGATACACAAACTTCTGTTAACTGGGGGTTATGGAGACATATTCAAAAAGCATTAGGCGAACCAGATACTAGTTCAACTACTTTTACACAAGATTACACATATACACTAGATGGTACAGGTGTTGATTTAGTTATTCAAGATGATGGAGTAGATCCAACAGGACATCCTGAGTGGGAAGATTATGCAGGTAATACAAGATTTAATCAAGTAGATTGGTATCAACTTACAGGTATGTCAGGTACTATGCCTGCAAACTTTTATTCAACTGGCACAGGCGATTCAAATAGAGCAGGCGCACATGGTAGTCACTGTTGCGGTATTGCCGCAGGCAAAACATATGGCTGGGCCAAAAACGCACAAATCTATAGTATGAGAATTTTCGGCGGCACTGGTTATAGAATAGATACAGATAGATACGATCTAATAAGATTATTTCATGAACAAAAACCAGTTGATCCAAACACTGGATATAAACGTCCAACAGTATGTAATCAGAGTTGGGGATACAGTTGGTTTTATAGAAATAGTCAATTTGGCAGTGAGCCAATGACAGCAGTTTATTTTAGAGGAGTAGATCAAAGCAGAGCATCAGGACAATGGACCAGCGCCGACTCACAGTATGGAATGGTAGGATCAAGACATCCTATGGAATATCTTCCAGCAGATGTTGAACAAGAACAATTAACAGATGCAGGTGTAATTTGTGTCAAAGCGGCAGGTAATGGATATCACCCTTGTGCCGGACAAGAGACAGGACAATACGGAAGTACAAGATATAATAGTTACTACACTATAGGTACTACTTGGGCAGGATATATTAGTTCAGGAAATCCTATCTATTATAACAGACCAAGTTCACCACATTCGTTAGATACAGTATGGGTTGGAAATATAGATTATACAAAATTTGGTACAGAAGAGATGTTAGCAGAATCAAGTGAACGTGGTGAAAGATTAGATATTAATGCGGCTGGTAGTGAAATTACAAGTGCTACAAGCACAACATCTATTTACAGTGGAAGACAATTACACCCAGACAGTGGCTCACATTATATTGCAAGAATAAGCGGAACTAGTATGGCGGCTCCACAGGTTGCAGGCGTGGCTTGTTTGTATATGCAGGTAAATCCAGGTGCTACTGCGGCGGACTTTAAAGACTTTTTAAATAAAACTGCAAAAGAATACTTGTATGATACTGGTGGAGTAGATGATTACGTATATGCTAATTCAACACCAAGATTATATGGTGGTACAAAAAAAGTATTATATTTTCCGTTAAACAGTCCTAATAAACTAAAATACGGAAATAACAGCGGGTTTGACAAAGGATAAATATAATAGAAGGTATAAAAAATGGCAGTACAAACTATTAATATTGGAACACTAGCAAACGACGGTACAGGTGATGATCTGCGTGAAGCGTTCATTAAAGTTAATCAAAACTTTGATGATTTAGATCTTAGAGCACCTGAAAGTACAACTGTGGTGAATACAGGAGCAGTTGGAGAAGGAATTTTTTCACAAAAAGTAGGTGCTGAAATACAACTTAAAAAGTTAGTATCAGGTTCTAATATTACATTAACAAGTTCTGCACAAGGTATTACAATTAATGCCTTAGGTGGTTTACAAGAATTAGTAGTTGTTTCAGACAATGGATCTATTATTGCTACAGAAGGCAGTACTGTAAGAATTCAAGGTGGTACTGGTGCTACTACAAGAGTTGTAAATGATACTGTTTTTATAGATAGTACAGCAGAAGTAAGCACAGATACAACTCCAGTGTTAGGTGGAAACCTAGATGCCGCTGGTAATGATATTTCAAATGTAAATACACTTACAGCAAGTAACTTTAGCGGTGTACTTACTGGTAATGTAAATGGTTTAGTTTACGGAATAGATATTAGAAGTATTGAACCAAATACTTCAGGTTTTGATTTTGGTACACTAGACAATAATATGAGAGGTTTTAGCGATTGGTTGTTATATGAAACTGATATCGATTTCAACCTTGTTGACGGTGATGGAGGTTTTGTAAATCCTGGACCTGATCCAAGAAACTTTGATGCAGGATTATTAACGTAGGAATAAATTATGGCAACATTAACAATTACATCTAATGGTTTACCGAGTCCAGCAAATTTTGGAAAACCTTTTGGCTCTAATGCTTTTTCACCAAGTGCAAATGTAGTAAGTGCTCAAACTTACAATTACAGTTTTACATACAGAGGCGGAGAAAATACTGCTAATCCACAAGTAACAGTTCCTTTGACACCTATGGGCATTATGAACAATGGTGTTGTATTTTTTAATCCAAGTGCAGGTATTGGACAAGTTCCACCAGGACTAGATCCTACATCAGATGCACCTGGCACAGGTTTCGAATATAATGCAGTAAACTTTAGATCTAACTATGGCGGAGATGACGCAGGTGGTTGGCCAGAAACAACAGGGCAGTATCATTATATGTCTGCTATGTTTTTAAATTTACCAACAGGTAGTGCAGAATCCAGTTCGGCTTGGGACACAACAATGGTTGCCACAAATGCTTCACCAACACCAACATATTATACTGGTACAAATTTTAGTGGTGATCATTTTAGACACGCAGACGGACACAGTAAAATTTTAGGTTACTGTTTTGACGGTTATCCTATTTACGGTCCTTTTGCATATTCAGATTATAATGATCCTTTATCAGTGGTAACAAGAATGACAAGTTCATACACAACTTATTCTACAGAGCCAGCAGGTAGAGGTTACTTGTATGCTGAAAAAACAGCAGGAACTTTTGTTAACGATTTTGAATATCAAATAGGTACAGGTACACTTGATGAATACAACGGCAGATATGCTAAAACTCCAGAATATCCAAACGGAACTTATGCTTATCATGTGAGTGTTGATGCTAGTTTACAGCCTGTATATCCATACATAGTAGGTCCAAGCACAAAACAACAACGTGTAGTTTAATAGCATTAATATCCGATAAATACTACTGTTAGAGGATAAACAATGCCAGCACCAAATTGGACACAAAGATCAGGGTATAATTTAGGAAACTTACAAGAAAGAGTAACCACATCTATTGCTCTTCCCTTGGATCCTACCACTCAGACTGGAACAGATTTTAATCCTACAAACGGTTCATTAAGTTTACAACCACAACCGCAACTTACAAACGGTACAGATTTAACAACAAATATCTATATTAATAGAGACGGACACCCAGATAATTTAGGCAATATTCCTACAGTAGGTCCTTGGAGTCCAAATAATCCAGCAAGTAATCATCAATTAGAAGTAGGTGTAAGGGTGCCTACTATTCCTGCTCTAGCAAATAAACAAGTACCTGTTGCAATTATTTTACACAATGAATCTAATATGCAACCCACCAATAATATCCAAAACTGGGAAAACTATGTAGGTGACCACATTATTGTTGCTCCTAAATATGTCAACCCAGTAAGTGGCATGGAAGGATGGGTAAGTGTACGAGGCCTAGGACAGGCCATTCCTGCTGTTGAACTAATTGAGTCTTTGATTAAAAAATTAAAAGGGTTTTACAATGTTGACTCTAACAGATTTAGAATTATTGGGCAGGGTACTATTGGTGCAGAAGTAGCCAGTTATATTGCCGCAGAAAGTCAAGATCCTGATATAGATTTTATTTCAATGCATAGGTTCGGACTGTCAAATCCACAGTATAGAAACGGTGCATATTACAGACCACAAGATTTTTATGCAAACAACCAAAGTGGATTTACAGCAGATAGATTTAATACTGCGGTTACTCCACTTGTAGGCAGAAGAATATTTACTTTAGATGCTACTGCAAATCAGTTTATTCCTTACAATGGTGGAGCATATAGTGATAGAACTTTTTTGTCAGCACAAGAATCTACTTTTAGATGGGCACAGAGTCAAGGTTATACAGGAACACAAATAGTAGATAACGCCGGAAGTTTACTAGGACAATACCCAAGTGGATTTGTGTATTTTTATTCATATCTAGGTGGTAAAGTAATTCACTATAAAATAGATGGTGGTAATGCTTCTTTAGATCAGTTTGATTACGAAATTGTAGCAAACGCATTAAGATACAATCAAGAAACAACTCCTCCAATATTACTAAACAATGGTTCCATTACATCAGTTTCATTAAACACAGATATTGTTACACTTATCAGTGGTAGTTTACCAGATGGTATGCGTCTAGAAGGAAGTAAAATTATAGGCACACCATTTGAAGTGGCAAGAGACACAACATTTGAATTTGTATTAAGGGCCAGTAATTCAGACGGTGTAAGGGACAGAACATTTACAATTAAAATAGATGGTCCTGACGCTCCTGTATGGAGTACAAATGAAGGTTTATTATCTATAGGTCCTAACAGTAGTTTTTACATCTTAGATAGTAGCATTGTTGACTTTCAACTTTCTGCTATTGACAGTGATATACCGGCAGGTGACAAATTAGAATATTTTATAGGTGATGATGATGGAGAATTACCTCCAGGAATACAATTAACAAGTGACGGAAGATTAGTTGGAATAGTTGATCCTATCTTAGCATTAGATAAAAATGCAGGTAGTGGTTATTATGATACAGCACAATTTGACAGTTATGCATTCGACTTTGGTTTAAGAAGTGCTAATGGTTTTGAAAGTTATTATTATGATACAACTGGATATGACTATGCTATTCCTACACAAAGCAGAAAGAAACTTAATAGATATTATGAATTTATTGTAAGTGTTAGTGATGGCGACACAATTACAAAACGTAAATTTCAAATCTATGTTGTAGGTGACGATTTCTTACGTGCAGACAATACTGTGATGCAAGTAGGCACAGGTATATTTACTGCTGATAACACTTACCTTAGAGCGCCTGTTTGGTTAACTCCTGCAGACTTAGGTTACAAACGTGCAAATAACTATGTAACAATTTATTTAGATGTGTTTGATCCACAAACTATTTTAGGAAAATTAAGTTATCAATTAGAATCAACAAATGATGACAACAGTCCAAGTATACTTCCTCCAGGCATGGTATTAGATGTATCTACTGGAGAAATAGCAGGTCGTGTTCCTTATCAACCAGCAGTTACAAAAGAATATAAATTTACTATTGCGGCACAAAGATTTACTTCTATTAATTCAACATTACTTGCAGAAAAGAAAAAAACATTTACTGTAAAAGTATTAGGTGAAGTAGAAAGCACTATTACATGGAATACAAATGCAGACCTAGGTTCAATTCAAGCAAACTTTATTAGTACTTTTAGTGTAAGTGCAACAACTAATGTACCTAATGCAAACTTATTATATAATATTACAAGTGGTAGATTGCCACCTGGACTTAGATTAAATCTAAATGGTGAAATAATAGGTAAAGTAAGACAGTTTGCTTCTGGCACAGATTTAGGTTTAACAACTGTAGATGAAAATGACTTTACATTAGATGGTGGTACAACTACATTAGATAGAAAATTTATTTTCACAGTAGAAGCAAAAGACAGATTTGGATTTAGTGCAACTACTAGAACATTTAATATCATTGTAAATGATCCTGACAATATTACATACAGTAACTTATTTGTAAAACCTTTCTTAAAAGAAACACAAAGACAGTTATACAAAAACTTCATTGGTGATAGTAATATTTTCTTACCAGGTTCTATTTACAGACCAAATGACATACAGTTTGGTTTGCAAAAAGATATTAAAATGTTAATTTATGCTGGTATTGAAACAAAAACAATAAGAGAATATATTGCCGCAACAAGAAAAAATCACGCAAGAAAAAGATTTAGATTTGGAAGTGTTAAAACTGCTGTTGCAAAAAATATAGGTTCTACTGAAACAGTTTACGAAGTAATATATGTAGAAGTTATTGACCCTTATAAAAATGGTGGCACAGACAAAGTTGCAAGAAGTTTAAAAATTAACAATAAAAATAAAATTACTGTTAATAGTGTTGAAATGGAAACTAAAGATGATGTTACTAAAGAAGGTTCAGGAGAAGCAGTATTTGAAATAAGAAATAGTATAGGACAGTTAATACAAGTACGTGCTTTAGGTAGCGATTTAGAAATTATTACACGTAACGGAATTGTGGTATATGATGCAAATGGAGTAATTCAAGTAACCACACAAAATGGTGCAGAACTTACAGTTGGACAAATTACAACTACTAGAAGTGATCCGTTTAGATTTAGACCTAAATATAATACACTTAAAGTAGACAGTGATGCTATTAAAATAAGTGATCCTAATGATAATACAAGGTATATAAGTTCAGTGGATAATATGCGAGATAATATCAGTGAAGTTGGTATTACAGAAGCAAGTTTCTTACCATTATGGATGGCAACTTCACAGGGTACTAATGTCCAACAATTAGGTTACGTTACTGCGGTGCCTTTATGCTATTGTAAGCCTGGTACAAGTCAGCAAATTCTGTTAAATATACAAAACAGCGGGTTTGATTTTAAGAATATTGACTTTGAAATTGACAGATATCTAATAGATAGCACTCAAAATAACAGCAATGAGCAGTATATCAAGTTCGGTAATTATAGATATAATGTTTAATACAGATAAATAAGTACGTTAGAGAGGATAAACTATGCCAAGTAATATAGATAATACAAGTATTGACGCAACGTTTCCGGTAGCAGGGCAGGACAACGATTCGCAAGGTTTTAGAAATAATTTTAATACCATTAAAAACAACTTCACTGCGGCTAAAAACGAAATAGAAGATTTACAGACTAATACTGCAAAGTTAAACACTTCAAACAACTTTCTTGGCAATGATCTAACAGGTGCTAACTTAATTGGTAATAGTGAAAAGCATTACGCAGGTGGTACAGTAGTTGCTCCACAAGATGTTAGTTTTACTAATGGTAACTTCCAAACATTTACAATTGGTGGTAATATTACTTTAACTTTAAAAGATTGGCCTGCAACAGATAAACTAGGAAAGATTAGAGTACAACTCCTTGATACATTAGGAGACAGTACAGCAAGAACAGTAACTTGGGCAACTGAAGGTGGAACTATTAAAAAAGGTCCAGGTTTCCCAGATCCATTTGTTGTTAATAGCAACCAAGATCCTTTAGTAGTAGACTTTTGGACATTTGATGGCGGTACAACTGTTTACGCACAATACGTTGGTCAATTCTCGTAAGAGGATAAACCATGGATCACCCATTAATTGATAATTTAACCGATCTCACCGACGAGCAACTTACAGATAAATCTGTTAAATTAACTAAAAAATTTTTCCAAACACGCAATCCCCAAGCACAAAGACAAATCCAGATTGTTTTAGATTCTATTAAATTAGAACAAAGAGACAGAATGGAGAAAAAACGGTTAAACAACCCTAATAAAGATCTTGACAATTTAATCAACATCGACTAAAATAGTAGTATGCTTATGAAAACAGATTCCTTAGGTGTTCCGCGATTCACCAATAAAGATTTATTAGATTTAATCTACACAGGCAATATTGATAAATGCCATGTTGTTCTTTGTGATCCATCTGATGATGTTGATAAGTTTAATCAATTCAGTGAAGAACAGGGTTTAGGAAAATTAACCAAATATGTTCCAATTGACGTAGATAAAACTACTTTTGATAATGCTTGTCAAAGCGAATGGTTCATGCCAGACAAATATAAGAATTTGGATATTAATACACACATACTAACACGTTTAATGGAACACTTACAAAAAGATGATGTAGATGAAGTAACAAAAAGTAAAGAATGGAATAGAGCATTTGAAGAAATACAAGAATTTGAAAGACGCGATATGAAAAATTTGCTTAGATATATGGTGTATCTAGTAGACTTTATGCGTGAAAACAACATAGTTTGGGGTGTAGGACGTGGATCAAGTGTAGCAAGTTATGTCTTATACTTAATTGGAATACATAGAGTAAACTCAATCCAGTTTGACTTGGATTGGCGTGAGTTCTTGAGATAAATACGTACATAATAGGAGAACTAAAATGGCAATGAAACAGACAGGTCGTAAAGTTTATAAAACTATGCAAGGTAAATCTTTAGACATGGATTTATTAAGACAAAAGAATGAACTTACACCAGCAGTTGGAAATGCTAGAGTTAATGCACGTGGCGACGAATTAGGTCCAGGTGGCAAAATTATTAAAAAGAGAGATGAAATCTTAGACGAGTACTACAGAGATAATCCTCAAGCCGCTCCTGACGAAAGTCCATCACGTGGTATTGAAACTCAACCAGAAGAAACAACTTCTACTCCAGAACCAGTTGTCGAAGCAAAAGAAGAAGTAGTTGAAACTTCTTTAGATGCAGAGATGAATGCTATAGATAAAGAAGCAGAAGAAACAGGTACTGAGTGGGTTGAAGACGCTGACGGCAATTTTGTAAAGAAAAAATAAGAGGTGAATATGTTAAACGCTCAAGCAATGGCGGGAGGTACACGACCTTCGATTAATATTGTTAAGGGTAGCCTAAGACCTTTAAAAAATCGTGTAATTGTTAAAGAAATGAACTTTGGTGAAATGAAAACCAAAGGTGGATTAATACTTCTATCAGATGATGGTAAAGATCACGGAATCAAACCACGTTGGTGTCAAGTAGTTGCTAAAGGCAAAGACAACAACGATGAGTATGAAGTAGGTGACTGGATTCTTGTTGAACATGGACGTTGGAGCAGAGGCTACAATGTTAAATGGGACGATGAATCTGAACCTACTATGATGAGAACTGTAGAAGCAGAGAGTGTGCTTTTATGGACCAACGAGTATCCAGACGAAGGATACATATCTGACAAATAGAGGTAAAATTGAAAAACATAGATTTACAAAAATATAAAGACTTCGTCAAAGAAGTCACTAGTAAAGAATCAAACAGTACTATGGTTCTTAACAACAAACTAATTGACCTAGAAAAAGAATCAGGTGTAAATTTAGCATTACTGCTTACAGGCTCAATTGGTATCGCAAGTGAAGGAGGAGAGTTTAGTGAAATTGTTAAAAAATGTATCTTCCAAGGTAAACCTTTGGATGATGAAACTATATTTCATTGTAAACGAGAACTTGGTGACATTATGTGGTATTGGGTTAATTCTTGCCGTGCTCTTGGTTTGGACCCTAACGACGTAATTGCTGAAAACGTGAACAAATTAAAGTCACGTTATCCAGGTGGCGAGTTCGACGCTTACTATTCAGAAAACCGCAAAGAAAACGACCTTTAACATACATATTAGTATGAACTATAATGCAGACGACATCGTTGTTCTAGATGATATTGTACCAAATTGGTTACATGAAGATGTGGTTAAAAACATTCCCCATACTCCAGTTACTTTTGGTCATAGAGGATTAGGTCCATATCAAGGACATCAATTCTTTAGCAATCAATGGACACATGAACAAATAGAAAATGCTCCTTGGCAACTAAGAGCAGTATGGTCTGCGTTTGAAAGTCAAAAGAAAAAGATTAGTGAACGTGTCGGCGACATTGAATTAAATCAAATCCAAATTAATATTACAACTAAAAACTTAAATGGTGGACTACACGTAGATAGTACAGAAAATGTACCAGCATACACTATGGTATATTTGGTTCATGGTGATTCTGGAATGGATTTTTGGTCTGACAATCCAGACAATGGTGGAAAGATGTTTAAAGAAGTTCCATATAAGTCCGGACGTTGTATAGTTTTTCCTAGTAGATATATTCATAGAGGCTTACCCACAATAGAAATAGAACCAAGAATTAGTATTGGTTATGTTTTTAGTGGTGTAACGACACCTTTTGCTCGTTCTAGAAATATTATCATGCCAATATTTGAAGATGAACAAGCAAAAATAATTCAGTAATTTACTTGACTTATTAACAAAAGTATTATATACTTAAAATATTAAGGAGTGTAAATGTATTTTCCACGTAAAAACACAGGTATTGGTACTGCTGGTGCAACAGGAATCGCACTAATGGTATTACACATAACTGGTTATCTTACAGGTTGGGCATGGCCGATTCTTTATGTGATACTTATAGTAATGGGTATTGGTGAAGAACAGGAAAAACGTAAATGATAGGAATTACGTTTTCATCGTTTGACTTATTTCATAGTGGTCATGTTGCTATGCTAAAAGAAGCAAAATCAAAATGTGATTACCTAATGGTTGGATTACAAACAGATCCAACAATAGACAGACCAGAAAAAAATAAACCAATCCAAAGTGTATTTGAACGATATGTTCAATTAGAAGGTTGCAAATATATTGACGAAGTTATTCCTTATGCAACAGAACAAGATTTAATTGATATTTTATTAACTTATAAAGTTGATGTTCGTTTTATTGGCGAAGAATACCAAGGAAAAGAGTTCACTGGTAAGCAACTTTGTATTGACAAAGGCATTAATATACATTATAATAAAAGGCAACATTCATTTAGTACAAGTGGATTACGTAAAAGGATAAAAGAAGTATGAAAGAACTTTGGGTAGAAAAATATCGTCCTAAAACAGTGGACGGATATGTGTTTAGAGATGAACATCAACAAGCACAGGTAAAAAAGTGGATACAAGAAAAAACTATTCCACATTTATTGTTTAGTGGTAATGCAGGTATTGGTAAGACAACACTTGCAAAACTGTTGTTCAATGAACTAGAAATAAATGATTTAGATATACTTGAAATAAACGCAAGTAGAACAAATAGTGTTGATGACGTAAGAGATAAAATTGTAAACTTTGTGCAAATGATTCCATTTGGAGAGTTTAAAGTTGTATTACTTGATGAGGCAGATTATCTAAGTCCAAATGCACAGGCGGCACTACGTGGTGTTATGG